AAAAATAGCAATCTTCGAACACGACTTAAAAGAAATGGTTAAAATCGCCGAAAAACTAAACGTGATGAGTAAAGATCTTTTAAGGCTTAGAAAAGATATTGAGGTAGCCGTTTTTAAAATGTCGGAAATTCACGGCCTTAAGAAAGATTTAAAAGACGATTTTTTTTCATGAGAGGGGAACAACGATGAAACGACTTTTACTGTTACTAGCCGTTTTTATGTGTTTTGGTGCGTGCGGTGCTTACGCACAAAGTTATACGTTTCGCGAAGGCGATAATTGGGTGACTAGGTATTTAAGAGGCGGAGGGTCTATTCGAAATGTGACGGGGCTTCTTCGAGGATCTAACCGAGGAGCCGTCTACAAAAGTTTTGTTAGAGAAGATCTCCCGTCTAAATTTGATTGGAGGGAAGTGACTAAACTTCAACCTATTCGAAATCAGGGTTCGTGTGGGAGTTGCTGGGCGTTTTCGGTCACGGCAACAACGGAAAGCGCATACATCATTCAGCGCGGGGTTAATCCAGACGTGTTTAACCTAGCCGAGCAAACACTTGTTTCGAGTTGTTCTAGCTCAGGTAGTTGTCGCGGCGGTTACTTTACGGCGTTTAGCTACGTTAGAGATTACGGACTCCCTTGGGAAAGTGAGGACCCTTACCGCGCTAGAAATTCATCGTGTAAAGCGCCGTTTGATGAAACAAGCAAAGTCTTAAAATGGTACTACGTCGGAGCTTCAGGACGAGAACCCACAACGAACGAAATTAAATCAGCTATCATGACGTATGGCCCCGTTTCGGTAACGGTTAACGCTTCGTTCTATGGCTATGAATCAGGCATATATAACCGATGTAACAGAAACCGCACGAACCATATGGTTAACCTCGAAGGATGGAACGACGAAGGCGGCTACTGGATTATGCGAAACAGCTGGGGGAAAAGTTGGGGCGAAGACGGATACATTAGAATCAAATATACGAACACGTCTGGTTATAAGTGCAACCGTATCGGCGAAAGAGCCGCTTATGTGGTTTTAGACGATGAAACTAACTGAACATTTCGACTCGAAAGAGTTTACATGTAAGTGTGGTTGTGGGCTTTTTCAAATTGACGATAAGCTCGTTAACCGCCTTGAGCTTATGAGGCAGATGCTTGGCTTTCCTTTGGTAATCGCGTCAGGGTGTAGATGTGAACAGCACAATAAGGACGTAGGCGGCTCCGTTGGGTCGCTTCACGTCCCCTTTGGTAAAACGCCGACCCGTGCCGTTGACATACGTTGCATAAACCCCGTTACGCGCTTTCGTCTAGTTGACGTTGCTCTATCGGTTGGCTTTCGTGGTTTTGGCATTGGGGCTGATTTTGTTCACTTGGACATACGCAAGACTGATCGTTTGATGTGGGTTTACTGACGATTTTATCAAAGACGTGTTCAACAAAACGAAGGATATCATCGGCACGCATTGTTAAAAGCCATCCTGTGCGATTTTTTTTATGTAAAACCAGTGGGATTTTATCGCCGCCGTCGCGCACGGCTTGAGCAATTGCGTTGTGAATGTTTAGCTTTTCCGCGGCTTTAATCTCCCAATGTACGGCGTCTAGGTCCGTATAGAGATCTGCCGTGCCTGCCGCTCCGCAATATTGTTGAGACCGCCTAGCGTAAATATGTAGTTTTTCGCTCAAATATTTTGCCGCTTGTCGTTCTGATCTTTGGCCTTTGGAGCGTGAGTTAATTGTCACTTTTTTCTCCTAAATGTAAATACCGCCGGTACCGCCGGTCGTACCGCCGGTCATTTAATCTCCCGCTTCTTCTATTTTTTGGCCCATTTCATAAAGCCAATTTAAAACTGGTTCTTTAAACTCATATGTCATAATCCATTCTTTTCCCGTCCATTTACATATAGGTTCCATATATTGATCAAAAACTTTATGGAAAGCCATATTGTTCCATGCTTCAATTAAATCTTCTTTGCTAAGTTTCATTTTTCTTCACCAAGTATTCATTTGATCGTCTAGGTCTTTTTTAAAATCGTTTACCCAATCTTCTATTATTGAAAGCATTTTCTCTGCCTGTACTCTATCCGATTCTTTTTCTTTCTCCGAGAGATCTTTATATTCTGTGCCCATTTGTCGAAGCCACCGACTAACTTCTGGCCCTCGCATATGAACGTCTCCACAACAATTGGGTTCACAACATACTGAAAAAATATGATTCATCCAATGAATCCACATTTTATGCGCTAAGTCTGCCAGTTCTTCTTTAAGCTCTTCTCTTGTTCTCATTTTTTCCTTCTAAACCGAAGCCCAAACGCAAAAGCTCGCTCGGCTAAAACTTCAAAGAAAGTGATAAAAATCGCTAGCACCCAAAGAGGCCAAAGTACCCATTCATAGACGGTTTCAAGGCGTTCATCGTAGTATTTGCCGAGAAGAAATATAACAATAGCTCCAAGAACGCCGTAGGTAAAAACTGCTAATAAAAATGTAGTCATTAGTCTGGCTTCTTTCCTGCACAGATGTAAGTAAATATGTTACGCGTGTCTTTGTAGTTGTTGAGCCGATCTCGCGCTTCGTCGTAGCCTTTTGGTTTCATCTCGTCGAAATTGTCGAGCGTGATGCGAACAACGTTTCTTGACCTGACAAAATCGTCTATGAGAGATCTTCGTGCATCACCATCCACAGATAGAGCTTTTGGTTTTTGTTTAAAGTTAACTGGCATTTTTACAACCTCTCACCGGTTTCCATTGTCCGTTAATCCAAATCCATTTCCAGTTTTTCATTTTAATCGTCCAACTCTTTTAATTTATCTAATAGTTGCTCTTCGCATGTTTTTTTATCTATACACATCTTACAAGTTTCAGTCAGACACTCTATGTGATTATTTGTGTAAGCTTTCGCTGCTTCAACAACCTTGCGAAGTTTCTCATTTTCAGCTTGGAGTTTTAAACATCCTTCACAAACGTTAACTTTCATTCCATCATGTAGACAAGCCATCATTCCCACTCCCCGCCCTCACCGTATCAACCGCGACCCCGACCAATATTTTTGAGAATGGTTCATTTTAAAATTCCAAACGATTCAATCGACGACAATGCGACATACCAATCGTGCGGAAGCTTTTGATAATCAGTCCAATCGTTTGATGTTAACTCGCCCGTTTCATAAACTATTCCGCAATCGGTAACTTTAATACATTTTTCATCTACACCGATGAGCTTACCAGTATAGATGTAGCGGCAACAAAAGACAGTGATACGTTCACCTAGCAAAGCTTCCAAACCTTCTGCTTGTGATTCTTCGATAATTTTTTTCATACGTTTTTTCCTTTATTTTGTTAATGACCACGACCTCGACATCGACTTCGACCACGCCCACGACCTCGACCTCGACCTCGACCTCGACCTCGACCTCGACCTCGACCTCGACCTCGACAACGACCTCGACAACGACCTCGACCACGACATCGACCACGACCTCGACATCGACCACGACCACGACCTCGACCACGACCACGACCACGACCTCGACCACGCCCACGACCTCGACCACAAACAATATTTTTGAGAATGGTTCATAAGAGCCTTTCTAACACATCAAATTGCGGAAGGGAGATCAATGCCCCCCTCCCGCTAACATCGCATGGTTGTTCCTGAACGTTGGTTGACCGTCCTTGCAAGGGACAGAACGGTCAATTATGGAGAATAGTCAGTGTTGTTTTTCTCTTCACCATGCAAACCTAATTTATGTGTTCTTGATATTCGTCCCAGTCTTGATGTTTTCTGTAGCTATAATTCATCACGTTTTCGTCAGAGCCCCAAACAAACGCAGGTAGCTCGTTGTAGATGTAACTTATGATCTCATACATATTAAGTCGCGCCTCTTCGTCAGCCGTACCGACTGCTTTTACGAGATCGTTTGAAAGAACAAAGCGAAGAAACGAGTTAGGCAAAATCCCTTTTGAAACATAGAGTTGAAGGGCGTCTATAAGATCTAAGCGGCTTTCCATAAAGGGGTAGTATCGCATAGTTTTTAGCCTTTTCTGTGTATATTGTACATATAACAAACTTCAAAATCCAGATATTTTACAGCCAATCTTTTTATGGTGTTTTTTGTACCAAGCTTTCAGGTCTTTTTGATCAATATAGCGACGATTCGAGATCTTGCGTGATTTTAGCTCACCTGTAATAATGTGATCACGAATCATTGATTCACTTGCGCTCGTAACACGAGCGGCTTGCACAATCGTGTAAACCACAAAACGTCTCCTTTTCAAGTTTTGTTGTTTTTTTTGACTCAATCCAAGCTTCAACGTCAGATTTTTTATAGCGATAAAAACGCGGTGAAATCTCATAGAACGGAGGACCGCCCCCTGTTCGACGAAGCTTTGAAACATACTGAACAGTCGAGCTAAGAAGCTCGGCAACGTCTTCAGTTGACATAAAAACTTCAAGTGTTTCATCGTGTGCTAACACTGCGATCTCCCTAAGTGAAGACGCCGCAGGTTGTAGTAATCGTCAAGTTCTTGCTCGTAAATGCCACGCTCGGCTTCCAGGTGTTCAAGAGCGCTTCTTACAAACGACGGGCTAAGATTGTCACTTGCTCGCTCGAAAGCTTCGATAACAGCGCTTAAACTCTCAAATTTTGACTCTAGCTCTCTAATGGTTTGATCAAGCTCTTCGGTTGCACGTTTAAGCATCTTAACCTCCGTTAAAAAAGGATCTGAGCCAGTTTTTATGACGACGAGGACCGACGAGGGGAAACTTAGCGATCTCTTGTCTCCCACAATGAATGCATGTTCTTATATAAATGGGCCATGGGCTTAATGTTGGGGGGTCGATTCGTCCGTCCCATTCATGGTCACAAAAAATCGATTTTAACGCACCAAACCTTGACGCTCGTCGTTTGTTTTCGCTCATAGGTAGTTTGCCCTTTCCCTGGTCTATTTTTCGTCTAAAACGATTGTGGTGCGTTCTAAGACACCGCCTAAAATTTCTTCAATTCGCCGTTTTCTTTGTTCGTCGGTCTTTACGGAAATTAATTTCTCTGGTTTTTTCAACGGCTCTTTCGTGTGTTTTAGACGAAAGAGTTTTCTGTGACGATCTTGCCAGAGAGGGATTTGTTCTGAGAGTTTTTTAATTTTCGGAGTGTCGCAAAAACAACAGCGAAACGTATATGACGCTTCAAGTTCGCCTAAATAGTTTAACTCTGGCACAATTTTTGTTGCTTCGACGGTGCCTGATTTTTGACAAAAATTGCAATGAGGAATTTGCTTTAGTTTTTGTTCACGAAGCTCAAGTGAGCGACGGTTCACTATTTCACGAAGTTCTCCCCGTATAACGCCTAGAGAAGGGGCCTTGACCTGAGTGTCGGCAAGTTTTGTTAGGGCGTAACTTAAATCGCCTGGGCTGATGTCTTTCACGAACAAAGCGATTTTATCGACAATCTTTGCCGAATAAACACCACCATAGTTCTCATTAAACTCGTCGAAAATTTCGTGAAATTCATGCTGATTCATTCCATATCTCCGGTGATGATTGTGCTAAACGTACTGTTGTTTTATTTTTAAGCAGATTCATGCTGTTGAAAATGATGTTCCAGTTGTAGTCGTTAAGCTTTCTGTTGGTTTCCAATAGTTTTCGTGGCGTCTGACAGTTTCCTATCGACCCCGGATAAAAGAAGTTCCAAAACCAACTGCTATTGTTTTCGCTGAAAAGGTATTTTATCAAATCTCGAATTGTGTCCGAGTTAGCTGATTTGTACTTTCGGCGAACATTGAAAAGGTCTTCAGCAAATCTTTCCTTTGTCCAAGACGGGTGTTTTATCCATTCGCCGTGTCTTTGTGTTTTTGCCGCTGAGACAGCGGTGAGCCACTCTTCGGCTAGGTCTAAATCTTGTTGTTCAAATTTTAATCTTTTTACTGCCTCCTTCGAACTTGTTTCGAGGGGGGAATGAGATTTAGATAATTCTTTATTTCTTCTTTTCTTTATTTCTTTACTATTGTCTCCTCTAGTGTCTCCTCTAGTGTCTTCTCTAGTGTCTCCTCTAGTGTCTTCTCTAGTGTCTTCTCTAGTGTCTTCTCCGCTTTGATATTTACTGTAATTTACAAGGGTTATGATCGTTCCTAAGCGGCTTTTTTCTGAAATTATTGTTTCGTTTCGTTCAAGTTTTGCGATTGTTCTTGAAATTGTGTTTTTCGCAAATCCTAATTTCGAAGAAAGTTCCCTTAGACTTGTTGCTATTTGTCCGGCCATAAGTTTCTTCTTGTGCTTTCTCAATTCTGTTTTTCCGTCTTCGTAGTTTGCCATCGCAACAAGACAACAAAGCGTAGAGATAGCCCAACCGTCACCTTCGTATTTCTCAATTAAAGAGCGATGAATTTTAACCCACCCGTTACCGTAACGACCCATAAGGACATTCCTTTCCTTAACAACTCAGCTTCACGTCAAAATATAAAATAAGCTCTAGGCTTTAGTTTCGTGGCCTGTACTTACCGATCACAAATTTAACTTCTTTCATCGGTATGCCTTTTATTTCTTGCAGAATTTTCATCTTGTCTTTGGCTTCAATGCCAAGCTCGGCAATCATTTTGCGTATAAACTCGTTTTGTTCGTTTGTGCCTTTGTAAACGGGTTCGTCTCCGTCGCCGTTATCGTTTCGTTTGTCCATTTCTTCGTCACTTCGAGCAAGCAGCAACAGATCTCGTAGGTAATAGGAAAGACCGCTTGTAAGCGCTGCAGCTAAGGCTTTGTCGCTTGGCGTTCCCTTTTTCTCAATGACAGGAAATTGGGCTTCGTCTTCTGTCATTTGACCACTTTCGGGATGAGCTAAAACAAAACGCATCGAAACGGTAGGAATAGTCCCACCTTGGTCAAAATGCCAACTTGACCTGCGCAGCACGAGACCCTCTTTTAAAAGAGCGGCTCTTGCTTCCAAAATCATCGATTCAGAACTAACGTAGTTGTAGTTTGAAAAGCTGTTACGAGCGTCTTTTAGAACACTAGAAAGAGACGTTTGAGCCCTAAGAAGAGCCTCGTATAATGTCTTTGTGTGCAATGGCTTTACTTCTTCAATCACAATCGATCTCCATTTTCCATTTAGGAAGTTCAACGGTTTTTGGCCCTTCGTCGTAGGATGGCCAGTCGTTCTCTTCGAGGCACTTTGCGTATAAATCAAGAGCCCGCCGGTTTTCTTGCTCGCCTAGCGTTAAAAGCTCTTCTGAAAGACGAAAAACGTTAACGCCGTAAGGTGGGCCTTTTTCGACTGCGATGATAAAAAACCCTACACAGATATTAACGACGCTTTCATACGCCCAGCGATACCATGCAGCTTGGCGATAGTATGAATAACGAAAGATCTCTCTTTCGAAAAACTTCGTCTCTGCAGACGTTGTTGTTTTGAAATCGATGATTAAGCCAAGCTTTGAAAGATCAAGCCGAGCTTTAAGGGGTAGCGCCGTTTTAGGATCGCTCCAAAAAAGGCTTTGCTCCCTTGTCGAATCAACATACAAGTTCTCTACAAGAGAATGCTCTTTAACGCGTCGTATCATGTTTTGAACGGTCATCATGTCGTCTTCTGATAACAGCGCTTTTCCCGCATGCTCTTGGCTAAATTTTTCGTATATTTCTTTTCCTGCTTTTGTTCGTCTGTCACAGACGGGCATGACGGCAAACTCTTTTGGAAAATCAAAGGGCTCAAGCAGTAGTTTATGGAACGCTTGACCGAACGTTTGAGCGCTTGTCGATGGTGTTGGGTGGTCTTTTTCCCACTTCAAATGCGCAGGACTTCTATGAATATGGTTTAAAAGAGAGATGTTTAACGCTTCGTTTTTTCGATAATCTTCAAAACAAATTTGAGCGTTCGACGTTTTCAAGTTGAGTACTCCCTCGAGTTGTGTTAAAGAGGGTCTAAATTCCGTTACAAAAACAGACCCCCTTTAACTGTCCACCTTTTGGGTTGTTCAAAAGACAGACACACACAAAACGCTAAAAACATTAGTGATATCGAAGATTTAAATTACCCCCTCCCGAATCACCAAAGATTAAATAACAATGTTATAAGTTAAAGTCAACTAAAAAAATTATAAAATAAACTGTTATTTGATTTTGTAAACAAGTTATGTTGAAAGGGTCTCTTAACTGTATGAAGAATTATATTGTGGCTTCTGAAGTGTTAAAAATATTAGGAAAAAATTTAAGAAGGCTAAGGACTGATCTTGGCCTTTCGATGAGGGAATTAGCCGACAAGCTAGAAATTAACTATACGTCCTTAAGTAATTACGAACACGGCCGCAACCTTCCATCTGCTGATGTGCTGGACAGATTTGTCGACTTTTACAAAGTAACGCATGCAGATTTATTCACGGCCGATTCAAAAGCAAAACCTAGTCCTAAACAACAGCGAGTAACGCTCAATGAAGCGCTCGAAATCGTTAACAAAAATCTCAGAGGGATTAAAATCAAAAAATCCTGCGATAACTCAAAAGCTTGTTAGGCTCTATCTTGGGGGAATTGGGCTTTTAGCTATGGGTTTTCCGCTTTGGTTTGCCGCTGATCGCCCGTCAATATTTTGGGAGCTTGCGTTAGGCCCTGAGTGGTTTGTCATGTTTGTTCCTGCCTTGATCTGGGCTTTTCTTGGGCTTATAGCGCTTCGTCTTGTCTTTAATCAGCTAAAGGGTTTTTCTATCATCAAAAGCGACTGGGAAACTTCGGGTAAAAGATCCCCTTTTTCGCTTTATTTCGTCTGGCGCTACGCTAGTTCGCTTGTTCTTTTGTGCTTCTCGATTGGGGTTGCTCTTTTCGTTAGGTGGTTTATTCAGTTGAAAAAGTAAGCAGACAATCTGCTAGGTTTTCATCGACTTGCAGAATTTTCTTGACAGGCCCAAAAACGACCCTTAGATTAAGTAACTCAGTGCTGCATGCTGCCGCTTAAAACCCAAAACGCCCTCAAGTGAAAACTCAAATCTTCGTTACTAAAAATTCTTAAAAAACCCCCCCTATCGATAGGTCTGGGCGTAGGCGTAGCCGGAGCCTAGACTAGGACTTGGTTCTTTGGCTATGTAAAGAACATGCGCAGCCCGTAGGATGGATCGCGAAGCGATCGCTGCTTCAAACGCTGACGTTCGGTATCCGAAGCTCAAGTTTAAAACATCAAGATTTTTTTTGAAGCCCAAAATCCAGTTTTATAAAATCACCGAGAATCAAGCTTTGCTTTTCAAGCGCATCGCGAAGAGGACGCTCAGAAAGATGCGCATAAACCTCAGCCGTAACTTTTACGTCAGAGTGATGAAGAAGCTTAGAGATGACTTCCATGCGTTCACCCGAAGAAACCAGGTAGCTTCCAAACGTTCGTCGAAGATCATGAATGCGAAGGTTTTTGATATTGGCCTCAAGTAAAATCTTCTTCCAATCTTTAGAAAGCGAGTTAATGTGTTTTCTGCGACCCGTGCGAGACGGGAACACGTAAGGATTACCCAGTTTTTTAGGAATTGAGCGAAGAAGCTTAACGCTAAGATCACTTAAAGGCTCGTCGACTCCGTCTTTGGTCTTTGTCGTTTTTAGATAAATGCGCTTTGCCCTAAGATCAACAGACGACCAGCGAAGAGAGAGAAGTTCTGTCTTTCGTAGGCCCGTCAGAAGATAAAGCCAAAGAAGCGTTGAAATGTAAGGGTTAGGATAAGTGTTCAAAGCTTCGGCAAGTCTTGGCATTTCGTCTTCATAAACGTAGCGCTCCCGTTTTATCTCACGAAATTTTCTAATACGACGCGCAGGATTGGGAGAGCTTTCAGGGATAAGGCCCCAGTCTATAGCGCACTCATGCATTTTGCCGATAAGAGACAGCACCCGATTGGCTTGATAAGGAGCCCTAACGCCTAGCGCACTGATTTTTTGAGCAACCAATTCACGACGAAGCTCGGTTAAGCGGCGACCGCCAAACCAGGGAATAACGTAAGCATCAAGACGTTTTTTGTCTTCTTTCCAGCTTTTCTTGTGCGAAAGCGCGTGACGCGCAAGATAGGTTTGCGAAAAACTTTTAACGGTTTGATCTCCCCTCGATTGATAGGGAAGAGGGTCTTCTCCACGAGCTATTTTTGTTAGAAGCTCGACGGCTCGCTCACGCGCTGTTTTAAGGTTAAAAACGCCTACGTCGCCAATGGTCATAAAACGCTGCTCTCCCGTCTTTGTTCGCTTTCTACAGAAGAATACTTTGCGCCCCGATGGATAGACACGAACGCCAAAGCCCGCAAGTGAGTCGTCCCAGTAAATGCAGATCTTCTTTGACTTGGGATCTCCCGTGTAGACGAGGCCGTCGATTGTGCTTTTTGATAATTTCACTGTTTTTTTCCCGAAAGTCGCTTGAGTGGAGTACTCAAGGAGTACTCAACTTGTAAATTACGTAGTTTCAAAAAGCAATATCTATTTCACTAAATTACTAATTTCATTGAATGTGTATAGTTTTGATTCAGGTACATTTGTACCCTAAAACTGACTCTTAATCAGCGGGTCCCGGGTTCGAATCCCGGCACTCCCATGTCGTAACATATCTTAATCATTAAGCTAATCAGACATTCTAAGAGATTTATGAGAGAAAGTTTTTTCTAGGGAGTACGCAGGGAGTACTCAACCAATTTTCGACACTAAAAATTGAACGTGCTACGATGAAAGAAGCAAAGGTGTGTGAGGGTGTGAGGTTCTAAAAGTAGCGCGGCCTTGTTTTATCGACAGGGCCTCGACTACTGATTTTCTTCATATTTCGGGAATATTTCGGTGAGGCAAATATGATATACGTTTGGGCCGCGGTTGCAATCATTATTTTGTTTCTTCTCGTTAGGCTAGCAAAATGGATCGTTGCTCCTCGTGTTGAGCAAGAGCGAACCGAACGGTGGACGTCTTGGCTTGATTTTCGTAAATGGCGACGCGAAAACGGCGGTCTTATAGGTTGGCGTAGGAGACGAGACGAAACGCCTTAAAACTTAAATTTGAGCGTTTAGGAGGCATTCGTATGATTTGGATTATCGGAGCAATCGTTTTAGGAGTTGTGGCACTTTTGGCACTTCTCATTGTTCGACGTCGAAGAAGAATTGCACAGGGACTTCCCGTCTGGCACCCAGGTGATTTTTTACGCAAGTGGCGTGAAAGGAGACAATCGTGAAATTTAGAATTTACCGCGACCTTGATTCAAAACATCTCAGAAAAGTTATCGTTGAACTTTACGGCCCAAACGGCGAGCTTGTTGAACGCTCCAAAATGTTTCTTGGCTTCAACTTTATAGCCAGGCTTCATAGAAGAAAAAAACGAATGCTTGAACGGGCAAAAATCTTTATCGCTGAAAGTTGCTAAAACGAAGCGTCTTCAGCTTGGCATATAACAGCGTAAGAAATGATCGATAAAAACGCGGAGATTATTCCCCAAATAGGGCTTATCTTAAAAGCTTCCATTATAACAAACCATGAAACAATCATATAAATCATAAAAACTCCTTAATATGTTATAAAGCAAAATCCATATACAACGTTAATCAGCCGTTGTCAAGTAGTACAATTTCAGGTTAGATTCATACATATATCTGAGGTACATTGTATGTATGACGCAAAACTCTTTGGACAAAGACTAAAAGAAGAGCGCCTCGTTAGGGATTTAACCCTAGCCGAAGCAGGAAGTTATCTAAAAATCGATCAAGCGTCGCTTTGTCGTTTCGAATCGGGACGAAAGCGCCCGTCGCTTGAAACGCTTTGTCGCATCTGTAACACATTAAACGTTTCGCCTGAGAAGATGCTAAGAGGTCTCTAGTGGCTACGCCTTCTAAAAACAACGCAGCAAATCGCGGGAAATCCGTTTCGATGTTTTGTCCGTCATGTCAAGAAAAGATGGAAATTGTTGTGGCTTACGGCTTTACGGAGAGGGGAAAGTTTGCTCAATGTAGCAAGTGTGGTTTTCTTCGCAAGTATCAAAACGGCGATTATAAGAAGTATCAGCGGGGTGACGAGTGACTTATATCTGTCCTAGGTGTGGCAAAGAACACGTTGAAACTAATCACAAGAAAAAGAGGATTATCTGTGGGTATTGTCGTTGTATGATACTTGATAAAACTCGTGATAAGATAAAAGAAGAGAAAGACCATGGAAGAAAAACCTAAAAAATACGGTCGCCCGTCAAAATACGACCCCAAGTTCTGTGACATGCTTATCGAACATATGTCAAACGGTTTGTCTTTCGAAGCCTTTGCCGGTCTTTTGAAAGTTTCAAGAGACGTCCTTTACCGTTGGACAAAAAGCCACGAAGAGTTTGCCGAGGCAAAAAAGGTTGCAACGGAAGCTTGCCGGAAATGGTGGGAGCAAGCCGGTATCGACGGCCTTCATTCGAAAAGCTTTAGCTCGGCTGTTTGGATTTACAATATGAAATGTAGGTTCAAAGAAGACTGGGCAGACGTTCAAAAAGTCGAACAAACAACAAAGATGGACGTCACGGCGTCAACTCACGAATCGTTAATCAACGAAACGTTAAAAGCGATAGCAGATAAAAATGGCGGCTAACTATAAGCTTCTCTACTCGTCTGGAGTTATCGCGCCGTGGTATCTGCGAAAATCCCAACTACCTCTTTACAATCTACTTCGAACGAAAAAGAGGGTCGTTGCAAACTGTCACAGACGTTTTGGGAAAGGCACAACGGTTCTTGTCTATGCTTTTGAGCGTCTTATTACGCGCCCAATTATTGTACGATACGGCGCTCCTACACAAACACAGGCTTATGATATCCTTCAAATTTTAATCGATCACATCTTTGATTTTTGCCCTGAACTGAAGCCTTCGCTTAAAAACACGATTGAGTTCCCTTCGGGCGGTCGTATGCACATCTTTGGAGCAAAAGACTCGGCCGAGCTAGACAAAGCGCGCGGAAGTGAATCCGATATTATCATCGTCGATGAATACGGGTTTTTTCGTTTCAAACCTGAATATCTGCTTAAATCAGTTCTTTCGCCCCAGCTTGATACAACAGACGGTCAACTTATTATCACGTCAACACCGCCTGAAGATCTGACGCACCCTTATCTTCACGAACTTGCCCAGGCCGAAACAGATGATAGTCTTTTTCGTTGGGACATAGACGATTCGTTAAAGATTGGCGACATAAGCCCAGATCTTCACGAGAAGATTTTAGAGCGGTCGGGAGGAGAAGAAAGCGACGCTTATCAACGCGAGTATAAACTTGCTCTTGTCGCAAACAAATCGCGTCTTGTCGTCCCAGAAGCGCAGGACGAATCCCTTTATATTCAGTCGTGGGATAGGCCGTCGTCGTTTGAATGGTTTTTCATGTGCGATCTTGGACTTAAAGACTTTTTCGCTGGGATTTGGGGCTACGTTAATTTTTTATCAAACGTTCTTTGTGTTGAGCGTGAGCTTGTCGTCAACTACAAATCAACGGGCGAGATAGCAAAGCTTTTAAAAGACATTGAGGACGTATTGGCTATTTATCAATGTCGTCGTCTTGGGGATTCAAACGATCCTCAACAACTCTTTGATTTGAGCAAAGACCATGACTACCAAGTCTCTCCCATAGTGAAGCGATCAAAGATGAGCAACGTCGGCTTTAGGGACTCAACGATTAACGGGCTTCGCGTCGCAATCGGACAACGTCGTATTATGATTAATAAATCAGGGTGTCCTAATCTTTGTATGCAATTAAAATATGGGATCTGGAATGAACATAGAACCGACTTTGAACGAACGGAAAAGATGGGTCATTTAGATGCAATGATGGCTCTTGCTTATATGTGGGATAACGCTGATTTTGACAAGAACCCCTATCCTGTACTTTCTCGTCACACGACCGAGTCAACGCACTTTATTCGCCCTGATCTTTTAAGCCAGCCAAAGAACGAACTTTCTAAGCTTTTTTCTAAATAATTCTAAATTGTCTTCTCGTACAACGGTCCTGTTATTGTTTGACCAAACACTACATATGGTGTTAACGTTTTGCTATAATCAAATCAGACACCATATATAGTGTAGGTCCTCATGAAAGAATATTGGGCTAAGAAAAGCGGAGACGAGCTATCAATTGAGCTTTACGAGCGCGTCAAATCATTTCAAGACTTTGTCCTAACGTCGGGCTTATCAGGCAGTTGGAGAAAAAACCGAGATTTTTACGAAAACAGGATTGTTGACGACGAAATCGGCTCAGACATCTTAGACGCAGGCGAAGTGGGCGAGCTTAAAGCTACGACTTTCAATCATTTCAGAAACATCCTTCGCCATATGATCAATCAGATAACGGCGCAAGTTCCCTCCTACGACGTATCGGCAACCAATGTAGACGTAAAAAGTAGACGCTCAACTTCAATAGGACGAGATCTTGTCAAATACTACTTCAAAGCTAGACGTCTTTCAAAACACATGGCATCGGCCGTTGAAAAAGCAAACGTTTACGGCGACGGCTTTTTGGTCTGTGAGTTTAACCCAACGATTGGTCGCGTAATTACGGTTGATGAAAACGGTCGTTTTATGCGCGAAGGCGATTTCGATTTCGAAGTTTTATCGCCCGATCATGTGTTTTACGACCCTATGAAACAGTCCCGTGAAAAATGGGATTGGGTTACGTTTAGAAAGCCAAGAAACAAGTTCGACCTTGCAGCCGTATTTCCAAAGAAAAAAACAGAAATCATAGAAACTGAAGGCGATATTTCAGACGACTCCTACGACAATATGTTTCGCTACAAAAACTATTCGCTATCGTCTGATGATATTTATGTCTACTCGACCTATCACAAAGCAACAAACGTACTTCCGCGGGGTCGCTATATTCTTTGGATTGGATGCGAAAGCTCGCAAACGATTCTCTACGACTCGGACAACCCCTACCGCGAAGAGCTACCGATCTTTGGCCTTTCTCCTTCGTTTTACCTCGAAACAGCTTTTGGCTTTACTGAAGCTAATATACTTCGCTCAGCCCAGATGGCTCTAACGATGGCCGTTTCTGCTATGGTTACCAATCTTTCAATGGGTGCCGAAAACAATATTTGGACGCCAAGAGGATCTGGCTTAACGGTTGAAAAGCTTTTAAACGGAGCAAATCACATTCAGTCGGACGTTCGCCCAGAAGTCGTATCGTTCTATCAAGAAAACCCAAACCTCGTGAATATGCTTCAACTTTGCACGAACACGATGGAAACCCTTTCCGGTCAAAACGCGGTTATACGTGGCAACGTAAAAGATACGCCCAATCTAAAATCAGGTATCGCCCTTGCTACGGTTATTAATCAAGCACAAGAGTACAGCCAGGCTCTTCAGAAAGGTTACTACGACCTCTTTGAAGACGTCATGAGCTTTATTCTTACAACGCTAAAATCTGTAGCAAACGAAGAACGCATTTACGAGATATCGGGCAAACAAAACAGATCGGCCGTTAAAAGCTTTACATCAAAAGATCTTGAAGGTGTTTCACGTGTAACAGTTGAGCGAACAAATCCCGTTGCAAATACGCCTGCAGGACGCATCGAAATAGCAATGGAACTTCTTAAAATGGGCGTTATTAAGCCAGAACAGTTCTTTGACGTTATGAACACAGGAAACTTAGACGTCGCGACAAAATCAGATGAAATGCTTTTAGACTACGTCGCTTCTGTCAAAGAAAGACTGCTTGATGGCCAAAAAGTTATTCCTGTACCTGGAATTAACCACCAACTTTTCGTTCAAGAAATTCAGAGTCTTCTTTTTGACATCGACCTTACGAGTAATCCAGAAAATGCAGAAATAGTACGAAACATTACCGAAACGATACAGGGCCACATGAATTTTGTGCGAAACGGTGACGAAGTAGCAAACTTAATTTATGGCGGACAACCTCCGACCCCACGTCAGATCGGTAACGACGAATTAAATATTGAACAACAACAACAAGCGCCCGTCGATCAAGGACCGCAAGCTACGCCTGTGCCTTCGGCACCGATGTTTTAGCCCGGTTCATTCAATAAACCAAGACGCTTTTAGGAGATTGTATGGAAGAACAATTAGGCACCACTATGCCCGCTGAAGAAGAAACCGTTGAAACGCAAGACGTTGAAACGAGTGATCCCGTTTCACCCACCGAAGAAACGACCGAAGTACCTGCGAACGAATTTAACGACGCCGAGAAAGCAGAGATAGAAAAATTTATGTCTCGCTTCAAACTCCCTGAAGGAGTTGATTACTACGCTGATAAAGATGGCTCACTTAAATTCATCGTGCCCATTAACGGAAAAAAATTCATTGCTTCGCCCGAGGATTTAGTCAAAGGCTTTGGCTTAAACCAAGCTGGCTATCAACGTCTAAACGAGGCTAAAGGCATTGAAAAAGAAGTGCGAGACATGTTTGCTCGCATCAAAGAAAACCCTCGTGAGCTTTTTACTCTGGCTCATAAACTCGGCGTTGATCCTCGAGAACTCGCTGCCGAGTATCTTCAGGAAATCGTCGAAGAAGAAGAGTTAAGCCCCGCAGAGCGTGAAGCTCGTCGAGCTAAACGTGAGCTTGAAGAATACAAAAAAGAAATTGAACGAATACGTCTTGAACGCGAGCAAGAGCAGCTTAATGCTCAAATCGCTGACGAGCGTGATCGTTACGATAAAGAGCTAGTTGCTGCTATGACTGAACACGGATTTACGAAGTCTAACACCAAGACAAAATCGTACATCTTAAGCTCGGCCGTTGGCAAAATGATGCTTGCTCTTCAAAACGGTAGGACACTGACCCCGTCGGATGCAGTTTATCTTGCCAAACAAGACTGGCAGGATTTCGTGCAAGGTGTTTACGGAGAACTGGATTCAAACCAAATCCTAAGCGTTACGCCAAAACACATTATCGAAGCAATCCGAAAGGCAGATCAAGCCGGTCTCAAATCAAAATTGCTAGGCACACCAACTAGCTCGGTTGACATTGGAGGCCCAGTCGATCTCGAAGAAGTTCCTACGCGAAAACCTAAAAAAACCAAAACTATTAACGAATTTTTTGACAATCTATAGGAGTCACTAAAATGGCTGATCATGTAAATTTATCACAGGCAAACGGTTGGTTCAAAACCAGCTACGGAGATCTTAAAGATCTTATTCCAGAAAACCTTTATTACGCAAAAGAAATCCCAGCGCTTGATAGCTCAAAGCAACCCGGCGCAGATTATTCCGTTGGCGTAACCCTTACCAGTGAACAGGGCGTAACGAAAGCTTCAAGTCAAGCCGGAGCTTTTGCCCTTAATCCTCCGATTGCTCTTGCATCAAGCAAGACATCGATTGCAGGAAGCCAAATTCTTCTTCGCAGTGCATTAGACTACGAATCCGTGTTTGCATCTAAAAACCAAAACGCATTTGTTCAAGCAACAAAAGGCGTTATAAAAAACATGTTAAAAAGCGTTTACGGATTTATCGAAGCTGACATTATGTGGGGAAAAACAGGTCTTGGCGTTTTAAGTGCTGCAGCCGGTACGACCCTTACTATTACAACAGCAACGTATGCAGCTGGTCTTTGGCGCGGAAGCGAAAACAGAAAGCTTCGCATCGAATCAGCGGCTGGCGTACTTCGCGGAACATGTACGATCACAGGTTATTCGATCTCTGGCAGAACACTCACAGTAGATGCAATCCCTGCCGGTACGATCGCAACTGACGTTTTATTTTTAGAAGCAGACGGAGCAAGCGGAGCAAACTGTATGCAAGGCTTGTACGGCGCAATGGCTGTTCAAACGGGTACTCTTTGGGGTATTAACCGTTCAACTTACGGCCTGTGGCGTCCAGCTGGTCTTTATAGCGCAGGCTCGGCCCCACTTTCTTTCAATAAAATCATGGGTGCTATTGCTCAAGCCGAAGACAACGGTCTTGGCGATCAAGCAGTTGAAGTTGATTGTGTTGTTTCGACAAAAGCTTGGAAAGATCTTGGAAACGACATGGCTGCTCTTCGTAGCCTTGATAGTTCCTACAAATCAGGCGAAGCACAAAACGGCGCTGAAAAGCTTACGTTCTTTAGCCCAGTAGGAAAAGTCAGCATTTTCGCACACAAAATGATGAAAGAAGGCTATGCGTTTATTCATCCGAAAGCATCGAAAGCTTTTGAAATGGTTGGTGCACAACCTAAGCCTACATTTGCTCTTCCTGGAATGAATAAAGCCGGTGAAGAATATCTTCGTCCAATGGAAAACAACGCAGGATTTGAAACTCGCCTTTATTTTAACGGCGCGGTTTTCAGCACAATGATCAACGAAACAATCGTTATCAACAATATCGTTAACGCTGCCTAAGCGTTGGTCTTAGCGGGGTTGTCCTAGTCCTGTGCAACAATTCTAGGACACCCGCTTTAAAAGAAAGGTTTTTATGACAATCAATTTAACGGTTAGAAGCGGAACAGCGCGTGCATACCCTCAAGACGGAGACGAAGACTGGGGAGTTGACGCGAGTGCTCTCATGGTTGACGTCGTAGCAGGCGTAAACGCATCGGCAACGACAAACAACACAATGCAATACGACGCAATTGTAGGGAGTGCGGCTCAAGTAACGGCAGGAACAGCAACCCATACAACGTTTGCTGCAATGTTAGCAGCCGTTTCAAACGGTGACATTGTTTTCGTGCGCGAAGGTTCATGGGAACAAGACGCAACTTTTGACATAACTAAATCTATTACAATCGTTGGCTCTGGCGAAGGCTCAGTCTTAACGACTTCAGCCGCATTTGCCGCAGGTGCGATTGTTACTATATCGGCCGATGGTGTAACTCTTCACAACGTAAAAATCGATGACGGAACAGGTGCACCTGATTACGCAATCAGCATTTCAGCGGGAGTGGTTCGTTGCAACGCCTCGGTAAAGATTGACGGTACGTATGCCATAGCCCCTGTTCTAAACGACTCTGATTGTGTTTCAGACACAACCGCCGACGGTGCGGTTGTAGGTCCATCGGGTGACGTCCAAAGGCAGGTTAAAGATAACGATGCTACGGCGTATCAGATTGGATCTTCTGTAGATCCTGACATGTTGGTTTTTGATACAACAACGGGTGCAAAGACACTCAAATTTAACTGTGCGCTAGGCGGAAGTAACGTTTTAGACGAAGACAACATGGCAAGCGATAGCGCAACCTCTCTTGCTACGCAACAGTCCATAAAAGCCTATGTTGATACGAAAACAGCGGCTCAGAACGAATTTACAGAACTTACCGATACGCCTGCAAGTTATGTAGGCCAAGCCGAAAAACTCGTTAAAGTCAATGCAGGTGAAAATGCCCTTGAATTTTATGATCAATCAAGCATCGATCATGATGCGTTGACAAACACCCACAATTTAACAACCGATATTGACCACGACGCGATAACGAATACGCATAACCTCACAACTGATATTGACCACGACGCGTTGACAAATACTCATAATTTAACAACAGATATCGATCATGATGCGTTGACGAATACACACAATCTTACAACCGATATTGACCACGACGCTTTAACAAACACGCATCAAGGCGTTGATACGGCCGACGCCCCTACGTTTGACGGAGTGACGTTAACCGATGCTATTGTTTTTGATGAGCTTGCCGCAACCCCGGCCAATCCAGGCGCGGGTGATAAAAAGTTTTATGCTAAAAACGATGGCAAACTTTACACACTTGATAGCGCAGGAAACGAGATTGAAGTAGGATCGGGCGGCGGCGGCGGTGGCATAAACTATATTGAGGATAGCGACGCTGAAGCAGGAACAGGTTCATGGGCAACGTATGCCGATGCAGCTGGGACAACTCCTGTAGACGGCGACGGTGCAGGCGCAACGGTAACATGGACACAAAACACGACGACTCCGCTTCGTGGTACGGCTGATTTTAAGCTTGCGAAAGACGCCGCTGATAGACAAGGCGAAGGCGTTTCGTATGATTTTTCGATTGACCGCGCTGATGTTAATAAACAGCTTTGGATATCGTTTGACGTCGATGCAACAGACACAGACTACGCCGCAGGAGATCTCGTCGTTTATGTATACGACATTGATAATACGGCTCTTATCACACCAAGCTATACATCTATAGCAGGGGCTTTGTATGAGTTTAAATGCTCTTTCAATGCAACAGATAGCGTAAACTATAGACTAATCATTCACGTTTCATCGACTAATGCAGCGGCTTACGACATTTATTTTGATAATTTTAAAATTGGCCCAGAAGAGTTGATACAGACGACTCCCGTTTCGGATTGGACATCCTATACCGCTACTTTAAACTCTGATACAGCCGTAACAAAGGTTACAAAGTACCGTCGTATTGGTGATACAATAAAAATCATAGGTACATTAACTTGGTCAGGTGCCGGTAATAATTCTGATTTAACCGTAGCTCTCCCTTCTGGTTTAACAATCGACTCAACAAAAATTGGAAGTACAACAGCATATGAATGTACGTTAGGGACCGCTTTTTGGAA